TAAGGAAATCAATCAATTAGAATTGGTTAGACAAGCTGGTATCAGACAACAATACATTGACCAATCAGTATCACTAAATTTAGCATTCCCATCTGAGGCAACTCCAAAGTGGATGAATACAGTACATATGGAAGCATGGAAGCAGGGTGTAAAAACACTTTACTATACGAGAACCGAATCGGTACTTAGAGGTGATATTGCACAAAAGGCGATGGACGAAAATTGCCTCTCCTGCGATGGCTAGACGATAGTGTGGTCTAACGACCACCTTTAGGGCCGTTATTCGTAACGGACGAGATGGGGAGATTCGCTACCTCCCCATTTCATTTTAATTAAAATAAATTAGGATAATTGAAATATTATTCGTATATTTGTAGTTATGAAAAAACAATTAAAACAATTAGATGAGTTCCAAGTGGCATATAACTCTACTAGAAACTCAAAACCAACATTAATTCCAGAAGATGATTATTCTCTGAGATATAAGTTAGGTAAAGAAGAATTAGATGAGTATCTCGATGCGTGTAAAGATGGAGACCTCATTGAAGTTGCCGATGCATTGGCAGACCAACTATACATCCTATTGGGTACTATGATATCACATGGAATGGGTAATGTAATTGAAGATATCTTTGATGAAGTACATAGGTCTAATATGTCAAAGTTAGGTGAAGATGGTAAACCTATCTATCGTGAAGATGGTAAAATTTTAAAAGGCCCAAACTTCTCATCACCAAATTTATCCAAATTCCTATCAGATAATGGTCAACTAGAACTTCAGCTGAATGTGGAGAACGATTAATATAGTTAAAAGAACTGCGTGGATGTTTGATAATAGATTAAGAGGTGAAAATCACCCAAACGCCAAACTCACATCAATTGATGTGATTAGGATTAGAGATTTACATTCTAAGGGATTCTCTAGAAAAGTAATTGCAAAAAACTTTAAAGTATCTAATTGGAACATCAAACGTATCGTGGATAGGAAAACGTGGATTCATTTGTAACCTGTTTGTTTTATTTTAGGCATAATTATATACATAACAAACTTAAACCAAATAATATGAAATTTAGAGATTGGAGTAAAGAATATACAGCTCCTACAAAAGATGGAAAAAATCCTTGGGATTATTCAAAATCAACTATCTATGATGAAATTTTGAATTGTTTCCACGAAACACAACGACCAGAAGATGTAAAACGATATAAAACAGATGGTAATACAAGATTACGAGACCCTTTTAGAAAAATTAACAAATATAAAATCCAACAATATCTTGGACATATGCAAACTGATGTATATAAAGAAGTTGATTGGGTAGAGGATGATGAAGGAAAAATAAAAGCAATTATTTTATTCTATGATTTAAATAAAATGAGTACACAAAATAAAAATGTAAACTCATTTTGTAATGAACAATACGTTCTTCAGAAATCAAGAGGAGATAAATACATAAAAGAAATAGCTTGTTATCCTGGTTATGAAGAGTGGTTACAGAAGTTAGTAGAAAAACATATAGCTAAACCAAAAACATCTCCATTTTTTGAAACAGAAGAACCAATTACTCTAGTAGAAATAGATAATCAATTAAAAAGAAATAGAACTATATTAGAAAACCTTGGTTTTAATTGTGTAGATAATATTATCACATCTTTTGCTGATGTATATGGTATTTGGATTAAAGGGGGTGACTATCAACCAATAGAAAGAGCTCAACAATTATCTTTACAAAAATTAGATGTACCAGTTCAAGATACATCTAAAATAATGGAACAAATTCTAAAACTAAACATGGATGATTTTGCAAACCATTACTCAAACTATAATAAAGGTAATAGTTGGAGAGGAATGGTAGTAAAAGGTTATGGTGGTTTGGTAGATTTTATAATCAAACCAGCAGAAATGACTAATTCTTGGAAAAAAGAAAATAAAGAAAAATTAAAGTGGAAAGTAGAAGATACACCTTTGAGAAAAACTGTAACAGAAGTTGAACACTTTGTTAAAGTACTACAAGAAGAATTACCACATCTTAAAGATGAAGATAAACATATAGAAAGAATCAGAATCTTAAGATTATCAAAAGGTGAGGGTGAATTGGAAAGACATACTGATAGACAAGATAAAGATGCTGGTATTGGGGATGGACAATGGACACGAATTCATTTTCCACTACAAACAAATCCTGATGTTAAGTTTACTCAATGGAACTATGATGGTTCATCTACTACTCTAAGAATGGGATTAGGTGAGTGTTGGTATTTGGATATGAGAAAACCGCATACAGCGATAAACTTTGGTGATGAGGATAGGTATCATTTGGTTATAGATGTACAATCTAACTCAGAAACACGAAGATGGTTAGAAAAAGGAGCTGATAAATATCCTACTACACAACAACCAGATGATTATATAGAATGAGAATAGAAGAAGAAAAGTTACAATCGATGTTTAGGTTAGCTAAACTTGATAAGAAACATTTACATGAAGCATTGATAAAGATGGGTAAAAAACATCTTAAAACAAAATCAATGAAAGATAATTGGAGTGAGGATAATCCTACTAAAAATTATTGTTATGTAATCGCTGAATTTGTTTATTACTACCTTTCACCAAAAGGTTCTAAACCTTTTAAGTTACCTGGTATACCTGGTGATGATGGTTTACATAGATTTATAATGTGGCCAGATAATCAGATAGTTGATTTGGCAATTGACCAATTTCCAAATTATGAAGAAGTAGATTATTCAAATGCAAAGATATGTTATTTTATGACAACTAAAAATAACAAAGGCCCATCAAAAAGAACAAGATTACTGGCAGAACATCTAGGTTATGAATTGCCAGAAGAAAGAGAAAAAGAAGTTAACACAAAATTTTGGTAAATGAGTATAAGTAAATTTTTAGAACCTACATATGAAGATAATACTGGTAGACTTTGGACAGTAGATGAATTATTAGAATTGGTAAAGGATTGGGAAGACCCTAATCCAGACCCAATTATTACAAAATTTGATGATGTGTTTGTAGTACAAGATGAATTGTTAGATTATGGTGCAAAGATTAGATTCGTAGATAAGTTTATTAGAGATACTCCTCATAAAGAAATAGTATTTGGTTCATCACCTGCTACAGGATATGCTCAGATATCATTACCAGCTGTAACAAACAAGTACGATAAAAAAACTGTTTTGTTTATGGCTAAACGTAGACCTGAAAACTACCATGATTATCAATTGAGGGGTATGGCACTTGGTGCTGAATACAAATGGGTTAATATGGGAATGTTATCAGTAACACAATCAAGAGCAAGAAAATATGTTGAAGAGAATCCAGAAGAAAGAATTCAATTCCCAATTGGATTAGAACACCCAACAGTAATTGCTTCTATTATTAAGGTTGCTAGAAAACATATAGACCCAACTAAGATATCAGAAATATGGAGTGTTGCTTCTAGTGGAACTTTGGCTAGAGGATTGGCATTAGCATTTCCTGATTTACCAATGAACATAGTATCGGTTGGTCACACAATGAGTGAGAGAGAAATTGGTAGAGCAAATTATTATAGAAGTGAATATAAATTTGATAAACCAGTTAAAGAAGCTGAATTAAATGCTCTTCCGTTCCAATCGGCAATTACCTATGATGCTAAGGCATGGAGATTCGTAAAAGAATTTGGTAAGAAAGATTGTTTATTTTGGAATGTTGGTTACTAGACAAAAAAAATAAAAAAAGACTTGGATATATGAAAATAATTTCGTATATTTGTATAAATATTAAACTATAAAAGCTTATGAATCGCTACAACGAAAAACAACTCGAAGAAAACTATAACAAGTTTCTTGAGGCACTTAAGAAATCGTTCGAAGGTGAAAGATTAGAAAAACTCTTACATATGTACTCAATGGAAGAATTAGGGCCAAACCTAATATTATCTCCAGCGAGTGGAAATATAAACTACCACAATGCTTATGAAGGTGGGTATATCGACCATGTTATGAATGTGGCCAGAAATGCTCTCCGTATGATGAAACTTTATAAGGAAGCTGGTGGTGTAATTGATTTCACACAAGAAGAATTACTGTTTACTGCTTTTCATCACGATTTGGGTAAACTTGGTGCTAAAGGTGAATTACATTATATTGATAATGATTCACAATGGCATAAAGATAAATTAGGACACTTGTATAAATCAAATCCTAATGTTGTATATCTAACACATACAGATAGAACTATGTTTCTTTTAAACCAATATGGTATTAAGTTCAATGAGAAAGAATACTTAGGTATGAAATTAACAGATGGTTTGTTTGATGAAGATAATAAAAAATACTTAATCACTTTTGATAAAGATAAGATTGTAGGTAAGACCACTAATATGGGGTATATCATGCATTGGGCCGACCATATGTCAACCATCATCGAAAGAGATGAAATATTTAGAAAATAAACATTTAAACTTAAAATATGATAGATACATTAGAACCTCCTACAACAGAGGAGTTAAATAAAACTGTTAGTTTCAGAGATGCTAGAACGGTAAATACCAACCCATCAGCAGAACACGATTTTAGTGGGATGATTCATGGTCTTGAAAAAAATGGCACATGGATATCATCTTTTATAGATTTATTTCATAATCACTTTGCGGTAGACCCAGAAAATCCAAATGAACTTTCTCCGTTAGGAGTAGGTAATCTTTTAAAAATCCAATGGGATTTTACGAAGTTAAAAAATGGTAAATATAGATTTGATAGTTATGAAGTAGGTGGAACTGGATATGGTTTTGTACCAACTACTAAAACTTTAACAAAACTGATGGGAAACTCATCGGTAACAGAAGGTAACTATACATTTTCTCAACATGGTCTTGGTGCTACAGCCACTTTTTGTTTTTTAACACATGGAACTTCTAAATGGTTCATTATTGTAAAAACAAAAAATTGTGATAACTGGTATGTTTATGAAAAAGATTTTTATAACGATAAGGATACCTATGATGGGTATCACACAACACAAGAAATTAAACAATCATTTCCTCATGTTAATATAGAGGCACTACAAGAATCTGGTTTGTATCAGAGTTATGAAATTTTAGACCCCACACAGTTAAATCATATTAACGATAATAGTTTTAAAGCAGCAGGAAGTGATTGGTTTGAAGTTTTAGAAGCTGAAATTGGTACAAGATTTCGTAGATTAATAAGAAACAACAAACTTGAAGTAAGATTCACAATGACTGATGAAACAGGTAATACTGTTCATAATGATTTAGTACCAGCTTTTGTAGATGATATTAAGGATACACCAACGACTATAAAGTATATGCCTGGTGGATTTAAAAAAATTGACCTTATCTATAACTTTAGAAATCCATCCGGTTCTGATAAACACAAGACTTTAAAAAGTGATAATAAGAATAAAGTTGTTGGTTATGGTACAGCTACTAGAGATTTAAAATACGATGACCATACTATATTAGAAATAGTTGATGACCATACTGGTGCAACCTTATCTTGGGTTGAAATACCAAATAGATTTTTAAGACAAGGAAACTTTTCAGTAGTATTAAGATTACCAAGAGGAATGTGGAAATCTACCACAGATAAGGCACATATCGAATTAACTCATCCTACTGATAAAGGGAAAAATCTCACAACAAAAAAACTTGTTGAGAGTGTAATGAATAAACTTAAAAAGTTATTCAAAGATGAATCAATAATTCGTTGTGAAGATGATTTAAGAGACCAATTAATTGATGTTGCAAGTGGATTATACTTCCCATCACAATGGGGAATGAGAGCTATTACAGAATTTAGAACCTTTTTTGATTTATTAGGAGTACCCAACTTTAATGGTAAAGGAAGTACACCAAAACAAGTTTATACAGAAGAATTCAATTGGTGTAAAAAACATCTAAAAGGAAGGGATGTTGGTGTTAAATTAGGTGATTCTATTTTAGATATATATGTCAATGAAACAAATGCATGTATCGAACTTATAGATGGAGATTTAGATAAAGGTCATTATCACAAAAATGATACATATCTTCTTGCATCAGAAGAAAGTAAGAAAGGAAGATTCTCAAAAATCACCACTCTTTTTGTAAATAATAAACAAGATTATCTTCAATCAGCTGAAGATGGTGCTAATTCTCAATGGGGGCCTAAGTACAAGAAAAGAAGGAACAATGTTGAAAGAGGTATAGGTAATCTTTCATACTTTGGACTTGATGTTCTTTTAGTTGATAATTTAAGAACAAATATTGTAAAGTAAAATATGTGTACAAGTGGAGCAATGTATAGTGATGAAGATTCTATCGATAGGATTATAGAAATGGCATGGGAAGATAGAACTCCATTTGAGGCTATCGAATATCAGTTCGGTATGACAGACATGGTTCACCTAATCAAGATGAGTTAAAATAATACATGACAAGCGGAGAAGATATATTATCAAAGTATAGGAAGGGTGTATATGATGGAGAATTTCCAACAATATCAGAACATGATTTCGAATTATTAAAAGAAACTTATCCAAAAGATGAGGTAAAAGAAATGATGGCTGATTTGTTTATGGAATATCCAATTCCATATGCAGATATTACTGAAGAAGATGCATATGCTGATTTCTTAAAACTTAAAGGTTTTAGATGGAGCGAGTACCTTAAAGAAGGACAATGGTTTCCACGAAAAGCAGCGGAATCTAAGTATCCACTAACATACGATGGAAAACAACAATACTTTTCTCGTATCAATACAGGTAACAAAGCATCTAATTATTTCCAACAACAAAACAGATGGAGTGTAGATGGTTCAGTTTCACCAGGTCCAAAAAGAACTTGGGAAACAAAATCATTTATGAAATCTTTAATGGGAGCAGCTTATTCTTTAAAATTACCACAAGTTGGTAAAAAAGAATTAAGAACAATGATTGGATTGAGAAAATACATATGTGCTCAGTTCAAACCAAATGTAGCCAAGATGTTCTATGATATGAATAATGCCAAGACCGTACTTGATTTTTCAATGGGGTGGGGTGATAGATTAGCAGGTGCATTTTCAAGTGAAACAGTTGAACATTATGTAGGACTAGACCCTCGTAGCGAGAATCATCCGTTCTACGAACAACAAAGAGATTTTTATACTAAACACACCTCTTTCTTTGAAAACCCAACTAAAACAAACTTCTATCAATCACCAGCAGAAGATTTTGATTACTCTGAATATAATGAGTACTTTGATGTAGTATTTACATCACCTCCATATTTTTCAGTAGAAAGATATTCACATGATGATACTCAGAGTTGGGTAAGATATAAAAATATTGATGTGTGGAATGAACACTTCTTACATAAGGCACTTGGTAAGATTATACCAACAGTAAAGAAGGGTGGTATTATTGCAGTAAACATAGCTGATGTATATGCTAGTTCCAAAGGTGATAAGGAATGGTTAGAGATTTGTAATCCAATGCTTGATTATCTTACATCACAAGGATTAACTTACAAAGGTTGTATTGGTATGGAAATGGCAAAGAGACCTAATAGTGGTGGAGCAGGAACTGCTAAAGATGATGGACAGTATTCAGAAGAAAGTTTAAAATTAGCAGAAGAAACAAAAAATCAAACTTTTTGTGAACCTGTGTGGATTGTCCAAAAATAAGTCGTATATTTGTGTCTATGAAGTTTAGAAGTGGTAAGTACGCAGGTAAGGATATAGAGTATGTTCGGAGGGTAGCACCCTGGTATATCAATTGGGTAAGAGTAAATCGGCCTGAGATGTTAAAGGAACGTACTTCTAAGAAAGAAACCAAAGATACCCCTAACTCAAATTATTCAGATTCGGTATGGTTGCGAAGTATAAAACCTAACTTAGACTTTGAAAATCAAATTACAGAAATACCTAAAAGGGTAGTAGAGCCTAAGAAGGTAATAAAATCATATTGGTAATAAAATAAAAGAAGTAAGAATTGTTTAGGAAATACGAAATAGTTTTCGTATATTTGTTGAAATAAAAAGTTATAGATGGGTTATCAAAATATATACTATGAGAAGAATGAGGGAATCATCCATTGTTGGGATGATAAGAAAGGATACTACACATCCAAATACAGAAATTACGCTTATGTAAAGGATGGTAATGGTTCATATGAATCAATACATGGTGAGAGGTTAAAAAAGATTAACTTTTGGAATAAAGAAGATAATCTGAAACTATACGAATCTGATGTAAATGAGGTTACTAGGTTTTTAATTGATAACTATGGTGACTCTGATGAAGTATCAGATGGTCACGTTACATTAACATTTGACATTGAGGTAGAGATGAATTCTGGTCTACCAGACATTCAAGAAGCAAAGAACGCAATGACCTCTGTTGCATTCCACGACTCGGCAACTAATGACTACGTTGTATATGTTGTTATTGATGGGGATGAGATAAGTAAAACTATCAAAGGAGCAAAGGTTCGGTCATTTAGAACGGAAGAAGATATGTTGGTAGCATTTGTAAATGCATGGGAAGAGATTTCACCAACTATTATAACTGGTTGGAATATTGATTTCTTCGATGTTACTTATCTTTACAACAGATTGAAAAGAGTATTAGGTACTAAACACGCAAATAGATTATCGCCAATCGGTAAAGTTCATTGGAACAAATATCGTAAGAGATATCTAATCGCAGGAGTATCCGCATTAGACTACATCGCTCTTTATAAGAACTTTACATATACACAACTTCCTAACTATCGTTTAGATACGGTGGCTCAAAAAGAATTGGGTAGAGGTAAGATTGAGTATGAGGGAAACTTAGACCAATTATTTAGAGATGATATTGAAAAGTTCATTGAATATAACTTGGTGGATGTTGAGTTGGTAGTTGATATGGATAAGAAACTTCAGTTCATTGATTTAGCTAGAGCGATATGTCACGCAGGTCACGTATTCTATGAAGATTTTTTATTCTCATCTAAATGGTTAGAGGGTGCGATACTAACATTCCTAAGAAGAAATGGTAGAGTAGCACCAAATAAACCAAGCCGAAAAGAAAAGAATGACGATGGTACGGATTCAGAAGAACAGTTTGCAGGTGCATATGTCAAACAACCCATACCTGGTCTTTACAAATGGGTTTATGATTTAGATTTAACGTCACTATACCCATCAATTATTATGAGTATAAATATATCACCCGAAACTAAGGTTGGTATGGTAACTGATTACACATCTGAAGCCCATATGAAATCCAAAATGGATTCTTATGTTATTGTAGATGATAATGGGAAGTCGTATCCAGCAATGGATAAGGAAAAGTTTGAAGACTTCACTAAGAAAATGCAGTTATCAATCGCATCAAATGGTGTATTGTATAAGCAAGATAAAGTTGGTATTATACCTGAGATTCTTAATGTTTGGTTTGATAAGAGGGTAGAGTACAAAGACCAAATGAAAAAGTTTGGTAAGGCGGGTGATGATGAGAAGTATAAATTCTTTGCTCAAAGACAATTGGTACAAAAGATTATGTTGAACTCCCTTTATGGAGTATTGGGATTACCATCATTCAGATTCTATGACGTTGCAAACGCAGAAGCAGTGACACTTACGGGTCAGACTGTAATTAAAACTACTGAGATGATTGCAAACAGCTATTATAGTAAAATCACAGGTGAAGATAAGGACTACAACATTTATGTTGATACGGATTCTGTGTTTTATCAGGCAGCACCATTAGTAAAAGCTCGTAATCCTGAAATTGATGAGAATGATGATTCACAAATGATACCTGCTATTTTGGAAGTGGCACAAGAAGTAGAAGCACATATTAATAAGGTGTATGATACTATGGCTCTGAAGTTGTTTAATATTCATTCACATAGATTTGATATTAAGCAAGAAACAATTGCAAAGGGTGGTTTCTGGGTATCTAAGAAACGATATGCACAATGGATTATCAATGATAATACAGTTGATTGTGATAAGTTGGATGTAAAGGGGTTAGATGTAAAACGTTCATCATTCCCAACATATTTTAAAGAGGTGATGTCTACTGTATTGATGGATATTCTAAAAGATGAGAATAAAAACTTAATCGATGAGTACATCTTAACTAAGAGAGCTGAGATGGAAACGACAAACTTTATTGATATCGCAAAGAACTCAGCAGTTAAAGGTATGAGTAAGTATACATTTAAGAAACAGGCAATTGGTGAGTTTATGAAAGGTACACCTGCTCATGTTAAAGCAGCTATTACATACAATCAGTTATTAAAGTATTACAATTGTGCTTACAAATACGAACCGATGAAAGATGGGGATAAGATTAAGTGGGTGTATCTAAAAAATAACCCATTAGGTTTGAGTACAGTTGGGTTGACTGGTTATAACGACCCAAAAGAAATATTAGATTTAGTAGAAGAGTATATTGACTATGAGTTAATCTGGCAAAAAGAGTTAGAAAACAAATTAGATGATTTCTATTTAGCAATGAAATGGGAGAAGCCGTCTCCCAATTTAAAAACGGCATCAAAGTTTTTTGAATTTTAATTAGGATAATTGAAAAACTTTTTGTATATTTGTGTAAATAATAATTAATAATAAGTAAGTTTTATGAAAAAAGTAAGTGTAAACAGATTCATTCAGAAGTATAATCTATCTGGATTAATCGAATCAACGAAGTGGAATGTTAAAGGTGATACATTAACCACACAATTTATATCAGATGATAAGTCTGTTTTAGGAAATGTTAGTATGACTGACTTTCAGTTTGAAGATGGTGATTATGGTATTTATGATACCACAAAACTCACAAAAATGCTATCGGTATTATCAAACGATGTGGATATCACACCATCTAAATATGAGGGGAAGGTTACTGCATTAGATTTGAACGATAAAGGAACATCTGCAACTTATATGTTGGCAGACCTTTCAGTTATACCTGTAGTTCCAGATTTAAAACAACTACCACCATTTGATGTTGAGGTTGATATTGATTCTACATTTGTAGATAGATTTAACAAAGCAAAAAGTGCTCTTTCTGATGAAAAGAATTTTACATTTCAATGTAAAGATGGTAATGGTAAGATGATTATTGGTTACTCTAAAACCAATACTAACAGAATTTCTATTGATGTAAACTGTAAATGTGAAAAGGATGTAGAAGGTATATCATTCTCAGCAGATTTCTTAAAAGAAATACTAAACGCAAACAAAGATGCAAAGTCAGCATCAATGAAAATATCAACACAAGGATTGGCGAATCTAAACTTTAATGTTGATAATTATACATCTGAATATTTCTTAGTAGAGGTACACGCATAATGAATTATTTTTACGAACAAAGTAAATTCTCAGAATACAAATCCAACACAACTTATCATCAGTTATTAGAGAAAACTGATGATGAGTTTGCGGATTGGGCAAGATTACTGCGTAAGGAAGTAACTGATGCATGGGATGGGGTGGGACAACCACCAGTTAAAGGAAAAACTGAAGAAGGCATTATTAGACATTTTGGTAAACTAAAAAGTCATGAGTGTGACTTCTTTATTGATGATAACTCCGATGAAGAATCATTGGGTATATTAAAAAACTTTAATAAAGACCAAAGTGTAGTAAATCAGTTTTTTCCTACGATGTTGAAAACTAGAATTTCTAATGGAGAATCTGCAGATGGTGGTCTATCTATTTACGATTACTTTGCTGATGATAATTTAGAAGAGGCATTTGTAAAAGTAATGAGGCGAGCTGTTAAGAGAGATTCTATGTACGCATGGAGTCGCTCACTAACATCCAAAAGAGAAGAAAACGAATTTTGGAACGGACAGACGCCAGTTGACTTCGTAAAAGATGTGCATGATGGTAAGATATTTACAGGTAAGTGGTCTGAGTTTGATATAGTTCTTACAAAAACAACTGCACCTGCAATTCGAAAGTATGGTCAATTAGATGAGGATAAATGTACTTATGGTACTATTTTCTTTTTAGACTCTAAACAAGTAAATCAGTTAGTAGATGATGGTTATCTAAACCAAAGGCAGATTTCAAATCTTGGAGATATTGAAGATTCTAGAAGTCAGAAGAATGGTAAAGTAGTAAAGTATCTGTATAATATTAGATGGTATAACATAACCGATGGTATATTCCCACGAATAGTTCAAGCATTCAGATTGGGATTAGGTCAACCTGCGGTAAACTTCCCAGCATTAACTGCAAAGTGGATTTATGAAAACTACACATCACATATAGATACCACCGAACCATTACATATCTATGACTCATCAGCAGGATGGGGTGGGAGAATCGCCGGTGCAATGAGTAGTAGAAAGAAAACTCATTACATAGGAACTGACCCAAATCCAGATAATTTTATTCCTGAATTAGGTATTTCTCGTTATGAGTATATGGCAGATTACTACAATAAAAATTGTATAGATACTCACTCAGACACATTAATAAACTTTTTTGAAGTAAAATCTAATGCAAATACATTTGAACTATTTCAAGATGGTTCTGAGCTAATTCATAATAATCCTGATTTTCAAAAGTATAAGGGTAAGTTAGATTTGTCATTCACATCACCTCCTTACTTTAATAGAGAACAATATTCACAAGATGAGAATCAATCATTTATTGCATACTCTCAGTATGATGATTGGAGAGATAATTTCTTAAAACCAACTCTTACTACCATTTATGAGTATTCAAAGAGTGATAGATATATTCTATGGAATATTGCGTCAATTAAAATCAATAAAGATACTTATTTTGATTTAGAGGGGGATTCAATTGAGATTTTAAAAGAGTTGGGTGCTGAATACAAAGGTAAATTAAAAATGTGTATGGCTGCTATGATTGGTGCTAACGTAAATAAACGCGAGTCTATGGAAAGTAGTATTAAGAATATGGTTCAGATAGGCAGTACATGGTACAAATACGAACCTATATTTGTATTTCATAAACCAAAAAAATGAAAAACATATTATTTTTAACGGCAACTGCATTTGAGTATGATTCACCATCAATTCTTAATTCTGAAATATTTGAAATTGGAGTTGGTAAGGTTGTGTCGGCTGTAAATACCACACGATTAATAGAAGATTTAAAACCAGATTTAGTGATAAACTTTGGTTCGGTTGGTAATTTGAAAGATTATCAAGTGGGTGATGTATTGGAAGTGGGTGAGGTTTTCAATGATATTGATGCACGACCATTTGCAGAGTATGGAGATACACCATTTGCATCATTGAGTAGTATAAAATTATCAGAATCAGGTATAAAATGTTTTACTACTGATTGTTTTTACCATTCAAAAAATGATTATTCCGATGGGTATTGGGGTATGATAAAACAATGTGATATTGTTGATATGGAATTATATAGTATTGCTTATTCTTGTAAATGTATGGGAATACCACTTAAATCATATAAGTGGGTATCAGATAGTGGAGATTCCTCAAAGTGGAAAGAAAACGCAATGGAAGGATTCCACAAATTCAAATCAGAGATAGTAAATAAGTTTAGATAATAAAAATACAAATTACAAATATGAATAACACAGAAAATTCGCTCTTTGTGGAGCGCTACAGACCAGATACTTTAGAAGGATATGTCGGTAATGAACATATTATTGAAAAAGTAAAAATCTATATAGAGAATGAGGATGTACCACATCTACTCTTATATGGTCAAGCTGGCACAGGTAAAACAACACTTGCTAAAATCATCACTAATCAAATTGATTGTGATGTGATGTATATCAATGCATCTGATGAAAATAATGTTGATACCGTAAGAGATAAGATTAGAGGGTTTGCATCTTCTATGGGTTTCCGTAAGTGGAAAATCATTATACTAGATGAATCAGATTACTTAACACCAAACGCCCAAGCTGCACTTCGTAATTTGATGGAAACATTTTCAAATACTACTCGTTTCATTCTAACGTGTAACTATGTAGAGAAAGTGATTGACCCTATCCAAAGTAGATGTCAGACATTTGGTATTACACCACCATCNAAGAAAGAGGTNGCTATGAGATTAAANGATATCTTAGATNNNGAAGAAGTNAANTANGAAATGNNNGANTTAGCNGTATTAGTNAATAGTGGNTATCCNGATATNCGTAGAGTTCTAAATGCAGCACAAAGACAGATTATTAAGGGTGAGTTGAAGATTGATAAAACATCAACGATTCAAGCAAACTACGCAGATGAGGTGTTAGTGGTTCTAAAATCTAACAGTAATCTAAAAGAGTCGTTTGCTTCGATTAGAAAAATAATCGCAGACTCAAAGGTAAGAGATTTCACACCATTCTACAGATTCTTATATGATAATGTAGATGAATATGCAAGTGGTAAAGCAGGTAATGTGATTTTAACAATTGCAGAATCACAGTATAAGGATTCATCAGTAGTAGATAAGGAGATTAATACTATGGCAATGGTATTAGAGATACTTATGACTATTAAAGGTTAAATAAATTAGGATATATGAAAACTAATTCGTATATTTACAACAACAAACAATAATTAATTAAAAACAAAGTAAAATTATGGCAAATTCAAATGAACTATTCGAACAAATTAAAGATTTATTTGTAGAATTCGAAACAGAACACAATGGTACAACTAAAGCTGCAAAAGGAAGAGCAAGAAAAGCTATTGGTGAGTTAAAGAAATTAGTAACTGATTACAGAAAATCATCTGTAGAAGAGTCAAAATAAGTAATTATGGGTAAAGGAAAAGTAATTGGTATGGGTGGTAATCAGAACCAACCCAAAGCACCACAAATGAAGTTAGACCCAACAAAACTTCCAACAGTTAGTTGTGAGAATTGTGAATCTATCTTTTGGGAAGAAGTAACAATGTTTAAAGAAGTCCCTGCGGTACAATCACCAAACGGACAGAAATCTATGTTACCGATTCCGGTAGTAAGATGTGCTGAATGTGGTCACGTATCAGAGAAGTTTTTACCTAAAGAATTATTGGATTAATGGCAGTTACTGATAAAACTGTAGGTAAAAAAGCTAAGTCAATATTCGACCATTTAGCGGGTATAAAGGAAAAGAAAACATCTTGGGAATCTTTAACAGATATGGACAAGAAATCATTCAGCCCCTTTATTATCAATAGGTGGTTGAGTATGAACTTAGACTTACTGCCAATAATCAATATTCTTCAGAAATACACCATTGGGTTATTATCACCCAAAGAAGTTTATAAGTTGTACTTAGATTTCTTACCAAAGAAAAAAACATTTGATAAGTATGTTAAAGGTAAGAAGGAAGGTAAGTATAACAAAGAACTTTTACAATACCTATCAAAGTGGTATGGTGTTTCTTATAGAGAGGTACAAGATTATTTGGAAATACTTCCAAAGCAAGAAGTTTTAGATATATTAAAAAAATATGGTCTCACAGAAAAGGAGGTTAAAAACCTATTAAAATGAGTAGATTAAAAGAAATGTTAAGAACATCTGCAATTGCAGATAAAGCGAAAGCACTCCTTTCGTTAGATTTATTAGAATCTAAAGCAGTGGGTATTGGAGACCACTCAACAACAGATTTTTATAATAATGCGGAAGAGGCATTGAGAATGTTAGTTGATGCAGATGATAGATTATCAGCGTTGGAACGATATTTTACACCAGTACCACCCGCAGCACCAGCTCCAGAACCAAAAAGTGTAAAATCTAAAAAACAATTAAATGGATAACATACGAGAAGCAAAATCAAAAGTAGTTCATAATGGTGAGCGTACTATAGTGAAATCTAAGAATGGTGTATCAGAAGAAGGTGCTATTGAGTACTGTGAACGATTGTACCCTAAAATGATGGAAGAGTACAAACGTATTATGTGGGAACAGTACGAAACTTTTTGTAAGAAACAACGTAACTATGGGCCAGGTAATATATCAGTAGGTACTGATTTAAGTAGTAGTGATGACGTTCGTTTATCATTAACGGGATTATTCTTCAGATTGAACGATAAAATACAAAGAATCAAACAATTAGTTGTATTCGGTGAACCCGATGAAGTAGGTGAATCTGTACAAGATACATTTCAAGACCTATCAGTATATGGAATCATAGCCCAAATTGTTCAAAATGGTAAGTGGGGTAAATAATGGGAAATACAAAGTCAACATACCAAATAAGAAAAACATCAGTTGAAAAAGATTACTCTGTACTACTAAACGATAGTTTAGGGAGTGTATTAGAATTTGAAACATTCGAAGAAGCTTCTCAAATAGTTATAATACTAAATTCAAATTCGGATAGTAATTGTAGATATGAGTTAGTCTCCGTTGGTCAACACAGTTAGATTCAGAATATCAAATATATTAATAAAAAAAAGTTATAAAATTATGTCAATATTAGCAGTTTTAGGTTTTTTGTTTGCAGGTTACTCAGTAATGGCAAACGATTCAGTTCAAACATTAGGAACGTGGATTGGTTCAAATAAAAATAAATTTAAATGGTATGCGTTATGGGCGTTTGCATCATCGGTTATGATTCTAACTCTTTGGTGGGGGTGGTATTCATCGGGTGGTGATATTTCATTTGGTAGATTAAATAAAATACCATTTGTAGAAGTTCAATGGTATCATACATTAGCACCATTAGTATTAATTTTACTAACTAGAAAGGGTATACCCGTATCAACATCATTCTTAGTTTTATCAGCATTTGCATCATCATTCATATTAGAAAAAATGTTGGTTAAGAGTATAGTAGGATACATCATCGCAGGTGGTGCATCTTATGGGATATGGTGGTTACTTTCTAAGTTTGTAGATGAATCCGAAGATGTAACGGAATCCCACAAAACATATTGGAGAGTTGCACAATGGTTCTCAACATCATTTTTATGGTTTACATGGTTATCACATGATGTAGCAAACATATCAGTATTTTTACCAAGAGAATTATCACCAATGTTACTAGTTGGGGTAATGGGGTTTTTTACTTTGTGTTTAGGTTGGATATTTTACACAAATGGTGGAAAGATTCAAGAAATAATTGTATCTAAAAAGAACACCAAATATATACGCTCTGCAACACTAATTGACTTGGGGTACGCATTCTTACTATTATTCTTTAAAGAATGGAATGATATACCAATGAGTACAACTTGGGTGTTTGTTGGGTTATTAAGTGGTAGAGAATTAGCACTTAACACATTCTTAGCAGATGGGAAAGATAAGAAAGGTATATTTCCTATGCTGTTGCAAGATTTCTTTAAATTGTTAATTGGGTTGATGGTATCCGTTGGTATTATATTAATAATACATTACTTTCTAAAATAATTATGAAATATTTAATATTACTATTAGTATTACTACAATTTACTTCAAAGGCTCAAAAAGTAGGGTATGAGATAAGAACAAATGAACGTTCATATCTTACGGTTAGTCAAAAAGTATTTGGAAATTCATTAGAATTAAGACATCGATTTGATTTAAAAGAAAATCGAGTAACTTACAGACACAACTTCTCAATTATTGACTCATCTAAATGGGTATTGAGTATTCCTCTACATTATAAGATAGAATCAGAAGTTCCAACATTAGAACCAAGATTAATATATAATTTCAGTAAATTCAAATTATGGGTTCAGCATGAATTTAACCATAAAGAAAGTATGAATACTGCAATTGCAGTTGATGTAAAGATTAATAAATTATACTATAGAATAGGTTGGGATACATCAAACACAGTTAGATTCAGAATATCATTGTTGATAACTTAACAATTTGGCAACATTAAAAACTTGGTAATACCAGGTTTTTTTTGTATATTTACATAGTAAAAGGGTTAAGAGTTACCCCAATTAATAAGTAAAAATTAAAACTATATAAATTTGGTAGTTCCAATAATAATTTGTATATTTACACTATGAAAGAATCAAAGATAAGTAACGTATTTACCTTTGGGGTGAAAGAACCTAAAGCAGATGATGTTAAGGTATCATACTCCCAATACACAATGTATGCTAATTGCCCACATCAATGGAAATTGAATTATATGGATGGTAATCGTTCATTCGACCCATCAATCCATTTGGTATTTGGTACTGCTATGCACGAAACCTTACAAAGTTGGTTAGAT